CTGATCCCCGAGCAGGTCTCCAACGAGATGCTGGGGAAGGCGACCGAAGGGTCCGCCGTCCTCAACATGTTCCGCAGGATTCCCGTCCAGGGCACCTCGATGCGGTTCCCGATCCTGACGGCCCTGCCGATTGCCTACTGGGTGGCCGGTGACACCGGTCTGAAGCAGACGACCGAGATGGGCTGGAGCAACAAGTACCTCACGATCGAAGAGATCGCCACGATCATGCCGGTGCCCGACAACGTCATGGAGGACGTGTCGGTCAACATCTGGGACGAGGCTCAGCCTCTCCTGGTGGAGGCATTCGCCCGCGTGCTGGACTCCGCCGTCTTCTTCGGCGCGAACGCCCCCGCCTCCTTCCCGGTGAACATCATCGCGGCTGCGGCGGCGGCTGGTAACTACATCGACGTCGGCACCTCGACCACCGCTCAGGGTGGATTCATGGGCGACCTCGACAAGTTGGTGGGCAAGATCGAGGAGGACGGGTACGACATCACCGGCTACCTCTCCCCGATCGCCACCCGTTCACGCTTCCGCCAGACCCGCGACACCACGGGCCGGAAGTTGGACGAGAACCGCGTCGGCGGCGACCTCCGCTCGGTCGACGGCGTGCCGATCATGTACCCGATGCGCGGCCTGTGGCCGGTCTCGGGCGGCGTCGGCGTCAACGGTGTGGCCCTGCTCGGTGGCGACTGGACCCAGTTCGTCGTGGGCGTGAAGTCCGGGATCGAGTACAAGTTGATCACGGACGGCGTCATCACCGACGACCAGGGCAACATCGTCTACAACCTGCCGCAGCAGGACATGCAGGCCCTCCGGCTGAAGTTCCGTATCGGCTGGCAGGTCAGCAACACGATCAACAACGACAACCCGACCGAGAACACGCGCTACCCGGTCGGCTACCTCCGGACGGTGGGTGCGTAATGGGTCTCAAGACTGTTCAGCGTGTCGAGCAGGAGCCGGTGACGATTCTCGCCACCGGAACCAACGCTCTGGAGGCACCGTTCACCGGCAAGGTGGCCGAGGTGACCTACACGGCGGTCGCCGCCGTGACCGGTGCCGCGAGCCCGGCCAGCCGGACGCTCTCCCTCATCAACCGGGGCCAGGCTGGTGCCGGTTCCACCGTCATCGCCTCCCTGGCGTTGCTTTCGGGCGTCAACCTTGTCGCGTTCGACGAGAAAACGCTCACGCTGTCGGCGACGGCGGCCGATCTGGTCGTCACGGCCGGGGACATCCTGGAGTTCCGGAGCGCGCCGGTCGGCGGCACCGGGCTCGTCGACCCGGGCGGCACCGTGTCCGTCACGTTCGAGAGGAACGACTAATGGCTGAGGCCAAGAGCACCACTCCCGCGAAGACGACGTCGGCCAAGCCCGCAGGCTCCACCGACACTACCCCGATCAGCCCCGGTGGGCTCCAGCAGGGCGAACGCACCAGCGCCCCGCTGACCACCCGCGTGCCCCGGGGCGTCAACGAACCCCCCAGCGACACGATCGCTGACGAGCCTGCCGCCGCCGCGCTCCAGAAGCACGTCCAGGACGTGATTCTGAAGGAGGAGGCACAGGGCTTCCGGGGCGATCCGGACAAGAACCGGACGCCGAACGAGGCGTACACCCTGCGGGGTGTCGGCCGTGGTGACCCCACGCCGGAGACCACGGTCTACACGCCGACCAGCAAGTAGAAGACCCCAGGAGCCCGGCCTGCCTCCCCCCAGCGGCCGGGCTCCTGGTCCACCACGGAGAGGATTCACATGCCGTTCGACGTCAGCACCGCCGACATCGAGACACGCTGGCGCGTCCTCTCCACCGAGGAGGAGGACGTGGGGCTCCAGCGCCTGCTGGACGCTGAGCGGAAACTGCGCCTGTTGCGGCCGAAACTCCTCGGGATCTACACCGATCTCGACGCGGGCGATGCGAAAGATGACTTGCTGGAGACGGTCCGGGCAGTACTGGCCGGGTCCGTGATCCGGTACCTGCGTAACCCGGACATGAACAACCGGCAGGACATCGGCGCGGACGGTTCGATCGGCATCGGCTTCGACACCCTGAACGCTGGCGGGCTCTACTTCACCGAGGATGAACTGGCTGAGATCGACCAGGCGGCAGCGGTTGCCACCGAGGTCCCGCTGAGCCCGTTCGTGTCCCGCAGGCTGATCTCGACCTTCCCCTACCGCACCAGTACCGGCGACCCGACGATTCTCCCCACCCCGTGAGAGGCACCAACATGAGCCAGACCAAGCCATCGGGCAGCCTCCGCAGTGTGGTCATCCCGGCTCCGATCCAGCGCCCGGCCATCAAGAACATCGACGACGCGCTGCGTTTCGGTGGTGGCCGGACAGTCAAGCGGAAGTGGCGCGACAACGGAGACCGCCTCGATTGGCAGGACTCCAACGCCGTCAATTTCGAGCGCAGCCTGAACGACCAGGCTGCGGTGGACGACAGTGCGGTCACCGCAGCCATCGGCTACCTGTGGCTGGCCAAGGTCGACCGCAAGGGCCAGCAGTGGGACCTCGGTCTGGCCTCCTGCCGGGTGGTGACCACGGCCGGTGTCGGTTTCATCGTGGATGCCTTCCAGGGGCTGGTGGAGCCGGAGATCATGAAGTACCACGGCGTGGGCACGGGTGGTGCTGCCGAAGCAGTCGGAAACACCGCTCTGACAACGGAACTGACCACGCAGTACCAGGTGGCCAGCACCCGGCCCACGGGTTCGCTCGGCGAGTTGTCCGGCAACCCGAATACCTTCGAGACGGCAGCCACCATCACGGTTTCCGCGACGGTGGCGCTGACCGAGCATGGGATCTTCAGTCAGGCCGCTACCGGTGGTGGGGTCATGCTGGACCGGACGCTGTTCTCCGTCGTCAACCTGGCGAACGGCGAAAGCCTGCAAGCCACCTACGACTTGGCCTTCCCCGCAGGTTCGTAATGATCAACTAGCGATTGGAGGTGGCACGTCATGATCTCTTTCGTCGCCGCCTCCAGCGGGCAGACAGCCGCCACGAAGACCGACACGTCAGTGACGTGCACGCCGCCGTCCACCATCCCCGGGGATGTGATCCTCGCGTGGGTGGACGCGGTGAACTCGGCCGACCCGACCATCAACGGTCCGGCCGGTTGGACGCTGGTGGGCGCGATCAACGACCCCGGCAGCCCGACGCCGTTCACCAGTCTCTGGTACCGGGTGGTGCAGGCGGGGGACACAACCACGCCCGCCTGGAGTTCCGGTACGGCAACGACGTTCAACGCCGTTGTGCTGATGTCTGCCTACCACGGCGTGGACACCACTGCGCCGATCCTGACGAGCGCCTTCGCTGTCGAGGCGGCCACGGGCACGCTGAAGACCACAGGATCGATCACCACGGGTGCCAGCACCTGGATCGTCAGCGGCTTCGCGGACAAGACGGCCGGTGTCAACTACAGCGCCTTCTCGCACACCGAGCGGACCCAACTCCGCCAGACCACCACGGGCATCCCCTCGGCGGCGTTGCAGGACTCGAACGGCTACATCGCGGCCGGGGCCGGGATCACCCAGTCCGTCACCGGCCCCTCCTCGTCGGTCGGCACGTCGTTCATCGTCGCGCTGAAGGCGGCCACCCGGGCGACCATCATGCCGACCGGCCTGGTCGAAACCTTCACCGGCACCAACGGTGTGAGCGTGGCCGGTACGAACTTCTCGGTGACGAAGTCGGACAACGGTGGCACTGCCACCATCCAGTCGAACGCCTGCCGCATCCGCACCGGGGCCACGGCCGGTAACCGCACGTCGATCCGGCTCAACGGTGCCACCCGGGCCGACGCCGAGATCGACTTCGTGTGGACGGTTCCGGCCAGCGGCACCTCCCAATACCCCACCGCGTGGATGCGCACCGGCTCCCTGGTGGACACCCAGAACGGTTATTACTTCACGCTCGAACCGAACGACATGGTCTTCGGGAAGTCGAACGCCTCCTACGTCCGGACCGACCTCGTCACCTATACCCACGGCTTCACGGCCGGGCAGGTGGTGCACAGCCGGATCGCGGTGTTCGGCAACACTCAGCGTGCTCGTACCTGGCTGGAGTCGACGGCCGAGCCGACGAGCGTGTGGCAGATCACCGCCGCCGACACGGCCCAGCCATCAGCCGGTTACATCGGCATCAGCAACGTGTCCGGCACGTCCGGCGCGAAGGACCTGATCGTCGACACCTTCTACGGCACCGACACGATCACCCCGAGCCAGGCCTTCCTTCTGGCGGGCGGCTCGATCGCGGCCACAGGCAGTCTCAACAAGTCGCTGCTCCGAGTCTTCACCGGCTCGATCACCGCCGCTGGATCTCTCACCCAGTTGAAGGTGGTGACCAGGCTTTTCAGCGGCTCGATCACCGCTGCCGGTACGTTGCGCAAGGCCTTCCCCCGGATCTTCACCGGCTCCGTCACGGCGGCCGGGACGATGCGCAAGGTGGCGGCGAAGCGACTGGCCGGGACCGTCACTCCCGCAGCGACAATCAGACGCAGTGCGCTGAAGCGTCTCGCTGGCTCGATCACCGCTGCGGGGACCGGGGTTCCACTGTTCGTCGGCCGGATCTTCGGCCGCCCGGGTCTCGTCGTGGTCAGGCTCGTCCAGCGGGCCGAGGTTCGTATCCGGCACAGGAAGGACTGACATGGCCAACAACGCTTACGTGGGACAGAACCTGTTGATCGAGTGCGAGTTCCGGCTCAACGGGGTGCCGACCGATCCCAGCATCGTCACGGTCACTTCGAAATCTCCCCTGGGCAGCACTGTGGTCCTGACGTACCCCAATGCCAATCTGATCCGCCGCTCGGAGGGCCTGTTCGAGGCGAGTATCCTCGCTGGCGAGGCGGGCACCTGGTCCTTCCGTGCGACCGGCCTCGGCGTCGTGGACGCGGTCAACGAGTTCAGCATGACCGTGCTGGCCAGCGCCGTGGGCGCATAATGATGATCCAACAACAGGAGGACGCAATGGCTGCTGTCGGCAAGAAGAAGGTCGAAGAGGTCCAGGAGCAGGAGATCGACTTCATGGCGGACGCACCGAAAGAGCGCCCGTACCACGAAGCAGTCTCCGATACTCACCGTGAACTGCTGGCGGATGCGGGCATCCGCCTTCCGGAGGCGAGCCCGGCGGCATGAGCATCGAATCGGTCGTGGCCAGCGGACGTCGCCTTGTGGCGACGACGCTGCTCGACCGTGCCCGGATTCAGGACCGCTCACTCGTCAAGGACTCGACAGGTGGGCGGAAGGAGACGTTCACGGAGCGGCCGAAGAACGTCGCCTGCCGGTTCGTCACCCCGAAGGACGACGACCCGGTACTGAAGTTGGACAGCATGTTCGGTCCCACCACGATGATCCTGCTGTTGCCGCTCGGAACTGTCTTCAAGGAAGGCGACCGGGTGCGGAACATGTTCGACCAGAGCATGTATCAGATCACCAGGGACGTGACCGTCCCGAGTGAACTGGGAGTCATCATGCGCGCCGGTCTGAGGGAACTCTGATGGGCGGCTGGCGAGTGCGCTCCAACCATCTCGGTGCCATCGGCAGGAAGATGCCGAGGGAACTGGAGGGCGGAGTGGAAGAGGTGGCAGACGCAATGGTCCGGAAACTGAAAGCCACCCTGTGGGTGGATACCGGGATGATCCGGCGAGTCACCACCGAGAAGGAGACCCGCTCCCTGCACG